ACAAGGTAGGTACTTTATAGTACACTTTAAAGAGTTGTTTATGCTAGACGGAAAGAAATCTAATTTAGAGCAATCAGATTTAGAACGTAGAAATACTATAGCAACGTTGCTAAGTGATTGGGGATTAATTCAAATACAAAATACAGAACAAGTAAAAGAATGTAGTTCTCTAAAACAAATTAAGATAATACCTTTTAAAGAAAAGAATGAATGGGAACTTTGCCCAAAATATAACATCGGCAATACAAAATAATCGTGTTTTCGAAACAAGTATTGACCCTGAACTAATCAATCAAAACTGGACTACAATCGTTAACATGATTGATAGTCACCCTAACGATTTAGTTAAAAGAGAACCTAATAAAAATAGAATCATGTTAAATGATTTACATCAAAGACAATCTGTTAAACCTATTGTAAAAACAATTATTTCTTTATTGCAAGACATTTGTCCAAACAAAACAATTACAAATATTGCATTTATGGGTTTTGGTAAACATGAAAGTTATCCATTACACAGAGATAATATGGACGTTTTATTACTACAAGTAAAAGGTCGTATCAAGTTAGCAGTAGAAAAAATAGATAAAGTTATGATGCCAGGCGATATTGTTTACATACCTAGAGGTACTGACCATGAAATAACGCCATTACAATCTCGTGTAACTTATTCTTTTGGAATTGAAGGTTAACAGATGCCTGCTTGTTTTGAAGTACGAACTATCTTCACACCTCTACGAATCAATTCATTACGAATCTTTTGTTTCTTTTTATTTGGTGTAGAATCATTATTAAGTGCTGAAAACAATTCATTCTGTGGTACTTGTTTAAGATAGTAGTGTTTAACAGTTACTTTTTTAGTTGCTCTATCAACAATTTTTTCTGTAGGTTTAAACTTTGCTGGCATTTTTTTTTACTCTAGGGGTTGAAATTTAGAAATTCATACACATATATATAATAGTAGTATGTGCGAATGGTTCGGCATACACATAAACTTGCTTAATATTAGGAGTTAATATGACACAAATAGAAGCATTTGGTCAATTCAGACCATTCTCGGTGGGATTCGATTCTATCTTTGATACTTTACAAAGAGTATCGGTTCCTCAAACAAACTATCCTCCATATAACATCGTCAAGAAAGGCGAAAGTTATTTTGTTGAACTTGCAGTCGCAGGTTTTACAAAGAAGGATATTAACATCGAAGTAGAAAACTCTTCACTTAAGATATCTGTTATCGCTAAGTCAGAAGATGACAAAGTTGAAATGATTCACAAAGGCATTTCAACAAAAGACTTTGTAAAAACTTTTGCACTTGCAGAGTTTGTCGAAGTAAAATCTGCTGAGATTATTGACGGTATCTTGTCAATTGAATTGATAAAAAATATACCCGAAGAGAAAAAACCTAAAACTATTAAAATTAAATAATAGTATTTGTGTCAAGGGGTAGAAATATCCCTTGACATTTTTTGTTCAACCTAGTATAATACACAATAACTACAGGATTACATTATGAATTTTTATACTAACGTAACTCGTTATGGCAATAATTTGCTCTACATAGGTTATAAAGGTGGACAAAGAGTCAAGCAAAGAATTCCATTCAAACCAAAATTATACATAAAAACATCTAAGAGTGTTAGTGAAGGTGGTTATGCAACTTTAGATAATCTTCTAGTAGAACCAATTGAGTTTGATTCTATGAAAGATGCAACAGACTTTGTAAAGAGATACGAAAACGTAGATGACTTTACAGTTTATGGCATGAATAATTTTGTCTCACAATTTATTGCACAAAAATATCCAGAAGAAATTAAATTTAATCGTGAAGATATATCTGTCACAACAATTGATATCGAGTGTCAATCAGACCAAGGTTTCCCTGAACCACATTTAGCAGAATGGCCGATAACTGCAATCACAATCAAGAATAGTAAAGAAAAAGTTTATCGCACATGGGGTTTTGGTGAGTTTAATCCAGCAGACAATGTAGTTTATATACAATGTAAAAACGAAGCGGCCCTGCTTCACAAATTTCTAGAGTATTGGAAAGATAATTATCCAGATATTGTTACTGGTTGGAATAGTATTGGTTTTGATATGGTATACATTGTCAATAGAATTAGAAAAGTTTATGGTGAAGAAGAAATCAAAAAATTATCACCTTGGGGCAATGTCAAAGAAGATAATAGAAAAGATAGAATTACTGGTAATACAAATTATGCTTATGATATTATGGGCATAACTCAACTTGACTATTTAGAATTATACAAAAAGTTTACGTATGTACAACAAGAAATGTATTCATTGAATCATATTGCACACGTAGAACTTGGCGAAGGTAAGTTATCGTATGAAGAAGAAGGCAGTTTGTTTTCATTATATAAAAATGATTATCAAAAGTTTATTGAATATAATATTAAAGACGTTGAATTAGTTGACAGATTCGAAGAGAAGTTAGGTCTTATTACGTTAGCATTGACTATGGCATATCGTGGTGGTGTTAACTACAGAGACGTGCTAGGCACAACAATGATATGGGACACTATCATCTATCGTATACTTGAACAAAACAAAGTTGTTTGTCCACCTAAAATAGAAAAAAGTAAATCAGATTTTGTTGGTGCATATGTAAAAGAACCTCAAGTTGGTGCCCATGATTGGGTAGTATCGTTTGACTTAAACTCTCTATATCCTAATATCATTGTGCAAAACAATATGTCACCCGAAACTGTAGTTGATGGACTAGTTGATACATCTATTGAACACATGCTAAGAAAACAAACAAAGATTGACACAGAGTATGCAACTACACCAAATGGTGCAAGATTTAAAAAACGTAGGCAGGGTGTGATTCCATTTGTAATTCAAAAGTATTATGAAGAACGTGTAGAGATTAAGAAAGAAATGTTGAAATTACAACAAGAGTATGAATCTACACCAACTAAATCTTTATCAAATAAAATATCGCATTTGTATAATGAACAGATGGCGATTAAGATTTTAATGAATTCACTTTATGGTGCATTAGGTAATCGTTGGTTTAGATACTTTGACCAACGTGTTGCAGAATCTATCACAATGTCTGGTCAGTTAGCAATTCTTTGGGCAGAAAGAACTGTCAATAAAGAAATGAATAAACTACTAGAAACAGATGAAGAAGATTACGTCATAGCAATTGATACAGATTCACTATACATTCGTATGGGTGAACTCGTCCAGAAATTCAATCCTAAAAATCCTGTTAAGTTTCTGGACGAGATTTGTAAAACACACTTTGAAAAAGTTTTAACAAAATCATATCAAGAGTTTGCAGATTATTCTGGCGCAATGAGTAATCGTATGGAAATGGGTAGAGAAGTTATTGCAGATAAGGGTATCTGGCAGGCAAAGAAAAGATATATTCTAAACGTGCATAATTCAGAAGGTGTACAATACAAAGAACCCAAACTAAAAATTATGGGCATCGAAGCAATTAA